TTTAAAACGCCGGTAATGCTGGTTGTTAAGGTAATTGCGGGGGTGCTTGTAGCCGTTGCTACCGTACCGGCAAAACCATTAGCAGTCGCCACCGATACGCTAGTAACTGTTCCGCTTGTCGCCGGTGCCGCCCAAGTAGGCGCGCCGCCAGTGGTAGCCGTCAGCACCTGACCTGTCGTGCCCGCTGCCGTAGCCACGGGCGCAGCGCCAGCTCCGCCGCCATAGACAACGCCGTATTGAGTTAAAGCCGCAGAGGACGCCCAAGTTGTTGCGCTAGAAAAGTAAGGTATGCCTCCACTTGTTCCTGCTACTGTTAATGCTGGGGTAGTGGTAGCCGTAGCCACTGAAATTATGCCGCCTGTGAAACTGACGCTGGTAACTGTTCCAGTGTAAGCAGGCGCAGCCCAACTTGGCGCGCCGCTTGTTGTCGCCGTCAATATTTGCCCTGTCGTACCGTTTGCCAACGATGTGTAAGCCGTACCGCCACTGTTGCCGTAAACAACGCCATAAGCTGATGGCGCAGTGCTAGTGTTTGTACCGCCTCGGCTGATACCTAATTGACCTGTCCAGCCAAGGGTCAAAGATGCCGCGTTAACTAACGCCGTTGTCGGTGATCCACCCAAAGTCAAAGTGACATTAGTATCATCAGTTTTAGTTAGCGCAGCATTTGGAATATCTGCCGCAACCAAAGCCCTAAACGCAGGCACAGCCGCCGCCCCTGTTGTTGGGCCTGCCAACACATAATTGGCAGTTTTTGCTGCATAAGGATTTAGGGTATCCCCGTATGCTGTTGCCAAACTGATTGCAGGCGTTGTACCGCCGCTAGAAACTACGGGGCTTGTGCCTGTGACTGATGTAACCGTACCGCCCGATCCCGTAGCCGATAAAGTGCCACCAGCAAAAGAAATTCCTGACCCAATAGTGACATTGCTAAAACCGCCTGATCCATCCCCATAAAGAATAGATGTTCCACTGGTTAAGGTTGACCAAGTAGGCGCAGAACTGGTGTTTGCAATCAATACTTGTTTAGCCGTACCCGCAGCGGTGAACGCATAGGCCGTTCCTGTGCCATACGCAACGCCATAAGCCGTAGGAGTTGCACTGCCATTTGTACCGCCGCTTGCAATTGCAAGTGTGCCCGCCAAAGTAACCGCGCCTGTGGTGGCTGTGGCAGGCGTTAATCCAGTTGTACCTCCTGAAAATGACAGCACGCCTGTATTGGCAATGGTCACATCACCTGTGGCACTGGATACTGAAATGCCTGTACCGGCAATGTTTGATAGCACACCAGTGTTGGTTAATGTGATGGTGCCAAGGCCGTTAGTCACCGAAATGCCAGCGCCAACGCCCAATGTGTTTAGGGAATACCCTGTTCCATTACCAATTAACAGTTGGCCGTTAGTTGGAATAGTGGATAACCCTGTACCGCCGCTAGAAACGGGGATAATGCCAAGGCCGCCACCAACAATGTTGTACAGACTGTAAAACCATCGGTACCATTCCCGCGACACCGCCCCAGTGCGCTCGTCAATAAGCGACACCCGTGGAGGCGTAATTTGAGTGGCGTTTGGACTGGTGGCCATGGTCAGGCATTGGTCGGGCTTATGATTAATTCAGCCCCCATGATGGCTATTTTGTTGGGGTCTGTGCCTGAAAGTTCGTATACACGGTCGCGCAACTTCAACGTCATGCCCAACCGACGCCAAAAGGTTCGCTGGCCATAAACGCCAATTTTGCCTAGCGGCGACCAATGTTCATTTGACCAAGTGTGGCCGCCGTCGTCTGACCAGCGCAACATGACCGCAGGATCAGAGCCTTGGCCGTCATTTAACCCAACGCCTGCTTCGCAGTCCAACTGCAAGCTGTGATGTGCTGTGCGTTTGAGATTGTTTGTGCCAGTTGGCAACGCCCGCCACGACCGCAACCATTTTTGGACGCCGCCATTGTCGGCGTATACATCCAAGTCAAACGTGTAAATGTTGCCGTTTTCAAAGTCGCCAACAATGATGTCGCCGCCAAAGTTGCACTGACAATTGCTGCGGTGCCGCGTAAATTCGCCGTTGTCCCAACCAGCTCGCTCATGCCAGGCTTGAGTAGCCACATCGTAAACCCATGTGGCGTTGCCGCTTGGAAACGTCAGCACATAGAAAGCGTGGCCTTCTTGCTGGTAGGTGTAAGCAATAGCGTTTGAGATGTTGCCGTACTGGGCGATAGCGTACTCAACAGCATGAGTAGAAATACGAACGCCGGTATAACCATTAGCCCTGTAGACAATACCTTGGCCACGGGCGTCTGTACCTAGCCAAAACAAACCGTTGTCCATCTTGGCGATAGTTGCCGCCGACACACAACCAATCTCATTAAAAGCACCTTGAATGCGCGTTAAAGGGAAGTCAGCCGCGCCAGAGTCATACCAGACTTCAACCGAATCAGTGCCGAACACCCACAGCTCGCGGTGATCGGAAATGATGCCAACTACGCCATCAGGTGAACCTTCGGCGCTTGCAAAGTCTAGTGGATTGACCGAAGTACCATCTAGCAATTGCGATACCCAAATAATTTGGCTGTTGGGTTGGTTGAAAACAAAGTAACCGTCAAGATACGCAACTGTCACCGCGCCGGCAAAGTCGGGGTCTGTAATCTGAGCAAACACGCCAGTGGTTTCGTTGTAAATGTAACCATCAGGATTGCAAGCAAAAAAGATTTGAGTTCCATTGTCAGCGATAGACACGGGGCCAGTGCCGGACACAGTGCCTAACAATTGCGGCGTGGCCGTCAAACCTGTCAGTTTGTAGACTTGCTGGCCGGACACAACGTAAAAATCGCTGCCGTTTGTTTGGTGCGCCCATAACGCGCGGATTGGGCCGGTGCCTACAGATTGCAAAAAATTAAGTCCTGGCGCGCGGTTAAGAAACCCTGCTTCTTTGCCGCCTTCAGGGATAACTTCTGGAAACAGATTGATCATGCGGTTGTCGGCAGCGTTGATGCTGCGAGCAACATACGCCGACCCAAGAATCGGCGTCTTCATCAGTAGTTACCTGCGTAGATGTTGAAGCGCTGACGTGTGGCCACGATGGCGTAGGGCATTGACATCACGTCATCAGGGTTGTTGATGCGTTTCAAATTGCGCTTGCTGGTCATGGCAATGCGTTGCACTTGGGGGCTTGGTTCGACACCAAATTCCGGCGCAAATTCCATTGCCAAGTTGTAGACAAATGCTCGCAAATAGCCTGGAGGAAACAAAATTTCAGTCGCCAAATTAGCAGGCTGGTCTAACTCTTGCACACTGATAAAGTGCCATTCCAAGTCCCGCGTGGGCTTAGGATAGACCGTCATTTGAATATTAGGGTATTCCATGTTAATCCACATGACCTGTGGATAAGTGGAAGTGACTGTTTTTACAGCAATACCATCATATTGCTGTTGGTTGATGAATTTGATACCGAAAGACACGTTAGTGCCTGGGTCGCGGTAGTAAGTTGCGTCGTCCAACAAAATAGGGCGAATGCCATCAAAGCCGCCCGCCGCTGCGCCGGTAGGGCCAAGGTGGCGTTGAATTTCGCCAGCAGGCCAAGTAAATACTTGATCAATCGTGTTAAAAACTGACAATCGCTCAGTATTCCATGAGTCAATCATCTGATTAAGCGCCATCAAAGCGTCTTGAGATACTGATGCGGAAGGTGTTTCACCTTCAGCCAATACGCCGAGCAATCTCAATGCTCTATTGATCTGATCGCCAGCGGTATAAGTGGCCATATTACGCTCCTTGTTCTGCCGCCTCTAAACTAGGTCGGCCACGACGACGTTTAACTTCCAGTTCGTTTGCGACAGGAGCCGCCTCTTCTACAACAGGCGTATCCAAAGTATACCTTGTCCAGCCGTTTTGTTCATCCGCCAACGCTTCAAGTTCCATGGTTGCAACCTTGGCACCGTGAACGGGGTGAGACATATAGATAACAGACATAATTTGGAAACGGGGGCTTTTGGCCCCCGTTTGGTTAAGTGCCGTGGATGATGGCGAAGTTGATAATGACAGCTTCAGAGTATGAAGTTGCGCTCAGGTTACGCAAAGAAATTAAGGCAGTACCAGAAGACATATAAGAAATGTAAGTGGTATAAGCCCCAGCAGCACTTCCAGTAGTGTTACTGGAAACATTCACAATGATTGTGTCATTGGTGGAAATTAAGCTATTGGTTAGAACAAATGATACTACTGCACCACCAGCCAATGCTGCGTTGTTCATTGTGATACGACCAGCAGACTTGTTCAGAGTTACCCCTGTGCCTTTGTCTGTTGCTTGTGTCACAGTGCCTTGTGCGGCGGCTGCGTATCCAATTTCCTCAGTTGCGTAGCAAGTACTGAACTCAGGATCAAGATATGCAACGCCAGTTGCTTTTGTATTTGACATGTTTATTCCTTTAAAAACGGGGGCCGAAGCCCCCATTAATTACTTCAGAAATGCCGAATAAGTTGCGTCGCCGGTCTTCACAAAACGGTAGGTATAAGCACCGAAACGTGGGACAGTAACTGAGCCGAAGATCGTAATACCAGTGCCAGTTGTGACTGGAACGGTAGACGATGCGCCGGTGTTGTTGTTGTTGCAAATAGTCAGGTCAAAAGCTGAACCAACTTTTGCACTTGGAATGGCTGCATCAAGCAACGCTGCTGTGGGCAGAGTAACTGTCAATGTAGCATCCGAGGCTTTTGCACAAACAACCAAACCGACTGCCACTTGAGCAGCAGTCAATGTGGTATCCGCAGTCAAAGACGCGGGGATAGTTTGTACAACGAGTTGAGCTTCTGTCAGATTGCCGTCACCAACTTGGTAACCGCCTGCGCCGTTAGGTAATGCCATGATATTTTTCCTTCAAAAAAAGTTACGGAATGAAGCCCCCGAAGGGGCATTCAATTTAGCCCCACATGCGGCAGGCCATTTGTGGACGGATTGTGCTGTAGCCATACAGAACGTCAATACGGCAAGGCATACGGTCGTTGTTAATATCGTACTGACGAACAACGCGCAAGCTGATACCGTTATGGACTGCGCGAGCAGCCATATCGACGCCTTGAGGCAACAACAAGTCGGCGGTCGCAAAAGTGATCGCGTCTTTGTGGTAGATCAAGTTTTGTGGGTACTGAGTGCTGGCAGTGCCGGTAAACACGACGGCTTTGCTGTTAGCAGGCAAAGTCAGCATGGTGGCCAAAGCATGGCTAGCAGAGTACATAGGAGCCACGGTCACAGTAGCAGTGGTGGTGGCGGTTGTTGATGCCAAGGCCACAAATTGGAACAACGAACCAGTGGATTCACGGGTTTGTGGGTTCACAGCGTAGCAATCAGCAATCGTAAACACGTCACCAACAGCGATGGTTTCACCAGAGCCAACAGTCAATGTCAGAGTAGAAGAACCTTCAGTTGTTACAGCCGCGCCAGTGGTGTTGCCAGTAGCAGCACGTGTGCCGGTGGTGTGTTGCTTGATTGACTGAGACATATTGACTTCATCAAAGCCCAACACGCCAGTGCCCATCATGCCGTTCTTAAACTGCTTGCTGATGGTGTCGGTGGGGTTGAACAAGCCTTTCATGCCTTCGACCAGACCGGCGTTAGCAGCGGGGTTAACCGTTGC